CCGACACTTCTCGAAGGCAAAAGGCGCGAAGCCAGTGAAAAAAGAGATACGCGGTCTTGCCTGGATTGTTCTGCGTTGGGCACTGGCGAAACGACCGCGCGTGATGATGCTGGAGAACGTGGAAGAGTTTAAAACGTGGGGACCGCTGCTGGCCGATGAAATGCGTCCAGACCCTGCCCGCACTGGCGAAACATTCAATGCTTTTGTCGGCATGCTTTCCACAGGCATTCCTGCCGATCACCCGGCACTGGCAGAGGTCTGTGAATTCCTTGCTATTGATCCTGGCAGCACGCAGGCCAAACAGCTGGTGGAAGGGCTTGGATATGATGTTGATTATCGCGAACTTCGCGCGTGTGATTACGGCGCGCCGACGATCCGCAAACGCTTCTTCATGGTTATGCGCTGTGATGGCTGCCCAATCCAGTGGCCTGCTGTTACCCATGGGGATCCCAAGTCTCTGGAGGTGCAGAGCGGCAGGCTGATGCCATGGCGTACCGCTGCGGAATGTATCGACTGGAATGTCCCTGCCCTGTCCATCTTCGACCGCAAAAAACCGCTGGCGGAGAACACTCTGAAGCGGATCGCGCGCGGCATACAGCGCTTTGTTATCGAAAGTGCGTCGCCGTTTATCGTGAAGTGTAACCACACAAGCTCTAAAAATTCGTATGACGCTTTTCGCGGGCAGTCGCTGAATGAGCCATTACAGACCATTACTAAAAAACTCGGCTACGCGTTAGCCGTTCCACACCTGACAAAATTCCGCACTGGCGCAACCGGGCAGCCCGTTACCGAACCTGTCCCGACGGTAACCGCTGGCACATCAAAACGTCCAGGTGGGAATGGGCATGCACTCGGGATTGTTGAGGCTGCACTGACACCATTTCTGGCGGGTAATGGTGGTAGTGAATACCAGGCTAAACCGCGCCCGCTGGATAAACCTGCTCATACCATTCTGAAGCAATCCCGCGCCTGTCTTGTTGCGCCAGTGATAGCCCGCCAGTTTGGGGCCAGCGTCGGCCACCGGGCAGACGAACCGAGCGCAACCATCACCGCTGGCGGTGGCGGTAAATCTCAACTGGTAGGTGCGTTCCTGGCTAAACACTACGGCGGTAACTATACGGGGCCGGGTGTCAGTATGGATGAACCCGCGCACTCAGTGACCACTGTCGATCATCATGCGGTTGTTGCCTCTCATCTGGTGAAACTGCGTGGAACATGCCGCGACGGGCAACGCCTTGATGTGCCTATGCCAACAATCACCGCTGGTGGCCAACACGTGGGTGAGGTGCGCACATTTCTCGAGACGTATTGCGGGGAAAGTGACGATGAATGGCTGGTAACGATCGATGGGGTTAAATACCAGATCGTTGATATCGGAATGCGCATGTTGCAGCCGCATGAACTCTACAAAGCGCAGGGCTTCCCGGATGGNCGCACATTTCTCGAGACGTATTGCGGGGAAAGTGACGATGAATGGCTGGTAACGATCGATGGGGTTAAATACCAGATCGTTGATATCGGAATGCGCATGTTGCAGCCGCATGAACTCTACAAAGCGCAGGGCTTCCCGGATGGTTACGTTATTGATCAGGACTACCGTGGAAATCGCTATGCAAAAGATAAGCAGGTAGCCCGCTGCGGTAATGCGGTACCACCACCATTCGCCAGGGCGCTGGTGGAGGCAAATCTTCCGGAACTGTGTGCAGTGCAACAGCAGGAGGTGGCATGAAACTTGTGCTCCCGTTCCCTCCNGCTTCCCGGATGGTTACGTTATTGATCAGGACTACCGTGGAAATCGCTATGCAAAAGATAAGCAGGTAGCCCGCTGCGGTAATGCGGTACCACCACCATTCGCCAGGGCGCTGGTGGAGGCAAATCTTCCGGAACTGTGTGCAGTGCAACAGCAGGAGGTGGCATGAAACTTGTGCTCCCGTTCCCTCCAAGCGTGAACACGTACTGGCGCGCCCCTAATAAGGGGCCGCTGGCCGGTCGTCACCTCATTAGCGCTGATGGTCGTAAATACCAGAGCGCTGCCTGCGTGGCGATCATTGAGCAATTACGACGTCTCCCGAAGCCATCGACTGAACTGGCAGCGGTTGAAATCACTCTGTACCCGCCGGATGCGCGCCGCCGGGATATCGATAATTACAACAAAGCCCTGTTTGACGCGCTGACGCATGCGGGTGTCTGGGAAGACGACAGCCAGATTAAGCGCATGCTGGTGGAATGGGGACCCGTAGTGCCGAAAGGTCGGGTAGAGATAACGATCAGCAGATATGAACCGGCGGGTGCAGCCGCCTGATATGGAGAAAAGTATGAGCCAATTAGCAACAACAGCATTAACCATGTCCAGCAGCGATATTGCTGAGCTGGTGGAATCACGACATGACCATGTTAAACGGTCCATTGAACGCCTGGCAGAGCGCGGTGTTATTGAACTCCCCCCAATGGGGGAAGTTAAAAATCACCTCAATCAGTCGGTATCGGTTTATCTGATAGGGAAGCGGGACAGTTATATCGTTGTCGCGCAGCTGTCGCCGGAGTTTACCGCGCGTCTGGTTGATCGCTGGCAGGAGCTTGAGCAGGCACAGCAGCAGACGATTCCTCAATCATTCTCTGAAGCCCTACGTCTTGCAGCTGACCTTGCAGAACAAAAACAGCAGTTGACTAACGAACTGGCTGCCGCGGCGCCGAAGGTAGCATTTGTTGATCGGTACTGTACAGCCAGTGGGTCAATGTCATTCCGCCAGGTGGCAAAACTGCTTAAGGCCAAAGAGCCAGATCTGCGGTTATTCCTCCTTGAGAACGACATCATGTATCGCCTTGGCGGAACGATGACTCCACGGCATCAGCATATTGATGCGGGCCGTTTTGAAGTGAAAACCGGCACATCCGTAACCTCAAATCATGCATTCAGCCAGGCACGTTTCACGGCGAAAGGCGTGCGCTGGATTGGTGGGCTGTGGGCAGAACACATTGCCAGGGGGCAGGTCGCGTGAGAGCTCTGCTTACCCCCGAGATCGCCCATCGTATGGGGATTGTGCTGTTCCGTCCCGGTGCGGAACTGATGCACCTCTTCATGCGTGGTCGCGTTCTGCTCGAGCCTGAACCAGAAGAAATGGCGTCATTCAGTACCGGGGCTGTTCCGGCAGCCATTCAGCCGCTGGCTGATGATCCGGTAATGCGTCAGGTCTTCGAGAATGAGAGGGTTATTCAGCGTGCTGGTGGGCTTCCTTCCCTTGAGCAATGGTTGAGTACCCGGTTTGAATGCCAGTGGCCACATTCAACGTGGCACGACAAGAACTTCACAACAATGCGGCACCCACCAGGAAGTATTCGCCTGTGCTGGCATTGCGATCACACTTTGTCGGGGCAGCATACCGAACAGCTTGCAGGTATAGCGGCAGGAAACCTGGTATCCTGGATTCTGGAAGTCATTCAGCGTGATTCTGGTTTTCCCGAGTCGCATATCCTGACGCTTCCGGAACTGTGCTGGTGGATGGTCAGAAACGACCTGGCTGATGTTATTCCGGAAAGCGTTGCGCACAAAGGGCTGCGCCTTCCGGATGAGAAGATCCGTTCTGTCATGAGGGAAAGCGACATAGTGCCTTCCCCGTCTGCAACCAGACTCGTGCAGGAAAAGGCGAAGAAGATCCTCACGCTCTCTGTTGATCCGGAGTCGCCAGGGTCTTTTATGCTCAGGCCAAAACGTCGCCGCTGGATAAATGAGACGTACACCCGCTGGGTTAAAACACAACCCTGTGAGTGTTGCCGACGGCCAGCAGATGATCCGCACCATATCGTAGGGCACGGTATGGGTGGTACAGCAACAAAAGCCCATGACCTCTTCGTGATCCCTCTGTGCAGAGAGTGCCACGACGAGTTACACGCCGATGTACCGGCATTCGAGCAGAAGCATGGTACGCAGCTTGAGCTGCTACTGCGTTTTATGGATCGGGCGCTGGCGATCGGCGTAATTGCGAAAGCTTAAGAAGTATGGAGACCGTATGAATCTGGACAATGTTTTAAAGTTTTTTGCGCCTAAAGGCATGCACATATCAGATACCAGTAGAGCGACAGCCAGTGAACAACTGACGGTTACTGATGTAATGGCTGCATTGGGGATGACTCAGGCCGATGCGGGGATCGGCCTGGCAATGTTTCTAGGTAAAGCTGGTATCAGCAGACAGGACAGGGAGGCGTCAATATCTTGGTTAACTGAGTACGCGAAAGAGCATGCGCCCAAGGCTATTCGCAAAGCATCAGGGAAAAAGTTTACCCTCTGCATGCGTATCCTTGCCCGGTTTGCCTATAACGATTATTCCTCATCAGCAGCTGATAGCGTGGCGTGCCCAAAATGTAGTGGTAAAGGGTTGCTAACAACCACTAAAACCGTGACTAAAAGCCATTACACTATGCGATTGCCACAATGGGCCAAAGACCTGAGACAGTCACCATCTGACTTTGAGGTAAAGCGTGATGTAACTGACACTGATCAAACGTTATGCTCCCGCTGCCATGGCACTGGAAAGTTAAGTAAGCGATGCCAGTGCGGCGGCACAGGTAAGACGATTGACCGTAAAGCGACAGAAATGCAGGGTGTACCAGTTTACAAAGAGTGTAGGCGTTGCGAAGGGCGCGGGTACAGCAGGCCAAAATCCTCGGTGGCCTATCGCGGTATCTTCTCGGAGTTACCGAGCCTACCTGACCGTACCTGGCGTTATAGCTGGAAACCATTTTATGAAAGCCTGGTGACCAAATGCTTCCAGGAGGAGAGTTATTCGAACTCTCAATTGAACAGAGTAACGAAAATTCAAGATGTGATAAATATCGCGTGATTTAGCGTCATGATGTTTGCAATGTTGCCGTTTTTGTGTATATTTGACATTAACGATGGGCATTGTATGTTCAGAGTTAAGAAACCCGCCACCGAGCGGGTTTTTTGTTTCCGGCGATATGACAGGTAAATTCGCGAGAAGTATTGCGTTAGTTCCCCTGTCACATCGTCGATCTGCAAACCCCCACCAAAAGAAAACAAGGCCTCGCAACCACGCGGGGCTTTTTCATATTCAGGGCTCACTGACGGACGGCTCACAACCCAATCTGACAGGCGCTTGCGCAGAGCCCGTTCTGATTCAGGCTCACGGGAATCATCCACGATACATATTGTTGATAAATCCAGCCCGTGAAGCCTGACCTTTTCATCACACACAGCGCCATCCGAAAAGTCGGAGGTGAGAGACCATGAAAATGCACAACGACCCTCACTCCTGGACGGAGTTAATTGAGTTACTTCATAGCTGGTGGCGCGGTGATACGCCAATGGGCGCAGTTCTTTTATCGGTAGCGATGGCTGTACTGCGGATTGCGTATGGCGGCGGCGGCTGGAAAAAGATGGTGTTGGAAGGTTTGATGTGTGGCGCCATGACGCTGACGGCTGTTTCCGCACTCGAGTATTTCAGCCTTCCGCAGTCTCTTTCCATCGCTATCGGTGGCGCGCTGGGTTTCGTTGGCGTTGAACAGGTACGAACTGTGGCAACGCGAGTATTTAACGTCAGGTTCGGAGGAAGCGATGCCAAATGATCCACGGTGGCTTACTGAGGCAAGAAAATATATTGGGCAACTGGAAATAAAAGGTCCGCGTCATAACCCGTTAATTATCCAGTTCTGGAAAGACATTAAGCGTGGAGGGATTAAGGATGATGAAACACCGTGGTGTGCAGCCTATGTCGGATCCATGCTTGAAAGAGTTGGAATTAAATCAACCCGGTTCGAGTCTGCTAAATCCTACCTGTCCTGGGGCGTCGAACTTCAGGAGCCTGCTTACGGCTGCATTGTTGTATTCACACGAGACGGCGGCGGCCATGTCGGATTTGTGGTCGGACAGCAGCAAAATGGTGACCTGATGGTATTGGGTGGTAATCAGTCCGATGCCATCAATATCAGAGTCTTCTCGCGCACTCGGGTCAGTGGCTATCGCTGGCCGGTCAATGAGCCGAAGGATACGCGCCTGCTCCCGATCATGACTGGATCGCGTTCTGTGAGCGAAGCATGACGGCCTTTACTACAGCCTTTGAGCTGATGAAAGCGCACTGGCGTTGGTGGCTGACTATCGGTGCGCTGGTTATCTTCTCCTGGCTCTGGAACGAAAACACTCGCATTAGTGCCAGCCTGAACACGCTACAGGATGCGAACGACAGCAACCGCGCTGTAATGGATAACGTACTGAAAACCGTTGCCATCACCAATATGATTCTGGGAGCTAACCAGCATGCAAAAAACCAGATCGCACTGGAGTCACAGAGAACCCAGGAAGATATCAAAGTGGCTGTTGCGAATGATGATTGCGCTCATCGGGCTGTGCCTGCTGCAGTTGCTGACCGGTTGCGGCAATACGCGGACAGTGTACGTACCAGTGCCGCAGCAACCAGTTCCGTCCAACCTGACCGCTGAAACCCCGCAGCCATATATTCCAGACCCGCTGACCTACGGGGCCAGTCTGGATCTGAATGTGAGCCTGCTGTCGGCGCTGGGGCAGTGCAACATCGACAAGGCCGGCATCAGGGAAATTGAACAATCACGGGCTTCGCAATAGCGGGGCTTTTTAACAACTGAGGAAAGAGCATGACAGTAGTTCTTACAGCTAAGCAGATTGAAGACCTGGCAGCCTTCGCGAAAGAAGATGGTCAGCCCCAATACACCATCACCACTGGGACAATCCCGGAATTCGAAGCGGATGATGGTGAGATTATCCCTGAATACACAGGGCTGATCGCCTACTCAGAGTCACTTGAGCACGGTGTATTGCAACTCGACGATTAGCGGCATTACAGCAGGCATTCATTGAGTGTCTGCGATAATGCTATACGTTTTTGGGGAGTGAATATGCCACCGCGCACACCAAAGGCTTGCCGTGTTCGCGGCTGTCGCAACACCACAACAGACCCATCTGGCTACTGTGAAAATCACAAAGGTGAAGGCTGGAAGTCCTACAAGCCAGGTCAATCACGGCAGCAGCGAGGATACGGAACAAAGTGGGAAGTTATCCGGGAGCGGATACTTAAGCGCGACAAAGGGTTGTGTCAGAACCATCTACGGCAGGCCATAGTTAAGCAGGCGTCCTGCGTGGACCACATCAAGGCGAAGGCCCACGGCGGTACTGATGAAGACAGCAACCTTGAGAGCCTGTGCTGGTCGTGTCACGCAGCGAAGACCGCGCGCGAGCGGCTCAAGTGAGAATTAATGTCATCATAAGCCTGGGGAGGGGGAGGTCAAATCTCTGCGACCGCGCGCCTTCCGGACTGCCCGCCTCCTCGTATTTTTATACCCGCGAAAAATGAAATTTAACCAGGAGTGTCGCTTATGGCTGGAACGGCGGGGCGTTCCGGGCGCCGCCCCAAGCCAACGGCGCGCAAGGAGCTGGCAGGGAACCCCGGCAAACGAGCCCTGAATAAAGAGGAACCTGTATTCACACCGATTAAAGGCGTGGCACCACCTGACTGGTTTTCTGAGGATGAAGGTCTGCCAATGGCGGCCGTCATGTGGGAACTGACCACGAAAGAATTATGTGGACAGGGGCTACTCTGTGTTACCGATCTTGCCGTACTTGAGCGCTGGTGTGTTGCCTACGAGTTCTGGCGCAGGGCGGTTAAAAATATCGCCAGAGACGGGCTGTCTATCACTGGTGCTATGGGGGGGAAGATAAAAAACCCTGAGCTAACCGCAAAGAAAGAGCAGGAATCGGAGATGAGTTCTACCGGCTCCATGCTTGGCCTTGACCCCAGCAGTCGTCAGCGACTGATTGGCCTTGCCGGACAGAAGAAAACCTCTAACCCATTCCTGAAGATGATCAACTCATGAGCCGGAAATCGTACCCCAACGTAAACGCCGCGAATCAATACGCCCGCAACGTTGTGCGGGGGAAAATTCCGGCGTGCCAGTTTGTCATTCAGGCCTGCCAGCGTCATATCGATGACATGGCGGCTGAAAAGAGTAAGAAATTTCGTTACCGCTTCGATAAAGACATGGCAGAAAAGGCNCCTCTAACCCATTCCTGAAGATGATCAACTCATGAGCCGGAAATCGTACCCCAACGTAAACGCCGCGAATCAATACGCCCGCAACGTTGTGCGGGGGAAAATTCCGGCGTGCCAGTTTGTCATTCAGGCCTGCCAGCGTCATATCGATGACATGGCGGCTGAAAAGAGTAAGAAATTTCGTTACCGCTTCGATAAAGACATGGCAGAAAAGGCTGCGAAATTTATCCAGCTGTTGCCACATACAAAAGGAGAGTGGGCATTCAAGCGGATGCCGATCACCCTGGAGGCATGGCAACTGTTTATTGTGTGCTGCGCCTTTGGCTGGGTCCAGAAAGGATCGAAGCTTCGTCGATTTCGCGAGGTTTACACGGAGATACCGCGTAAAAACGGGAAATCGGCCATTTCGGCGGGTGTGGCGCTGTACTGTTTTACCTGTGATAACGAGTTTGGCGCTGAAGTATATTCCGGGGCCACAACTGAAAAGCAGGCGTGGGAAGTATTCAGGCCCGCTCGTCTGATGTGTAAGCGCACACCGCTGCTAGTGGAAGCGTTCGGGATCGAAGTTAATGCGTCCAACCTGAACCGGCCAGAAGATGGCGCGCGTTTTGAGCCGCTGATTGGTAACCCTGGGGACGGCGCTTCACCGCACTGTGCGATTGTTGACGAGTATCACGAACATCCAACAGATTCGCTCTACACCACAATGCTGACTGGTATGGGGGCGCGGCGACAACCGCTGATGTGGGCGATCACCACAGCAGGTTACAACATCGAAGGTCCATGCTACGACAAACGACGTGAAGTGATTGAAATGCTAAACGGCACGGTACCCAACGACGAGTTGTTTGGCGTGATCTATACGGTTGATGAAGGTGACGACTGGACTGATCCAAAGGTGCTTGAGAAAGCCAACCCGAATATGGGTGTCTCAGTCTACCGCGACTTTCTGTTAAGCCAGCAACAGCGTGCTATCAATAATGCTCGCCAGGCTGGCGTGTTCAAAACCAAGCATCTCAATATCTGGGTTGCTGCCCGAGCAGCTTTCTTCAACCTGGTATCCTGGCAGAACTGCGAAGATAAAACCCTGACCTTGGAAATGTTCGAAGGTCAACCATGTGTTCTGGCTTTTGACCTGGCGCGCAAGCTGGATATGAACAGTATGGCGCGGTTGTTCACCAGGGAAATTGACGGCAAGACACATTACTACAGCGTTGCTCCCCGCTTCTGGGTTCCCTACGACACAGTATTCAGTGTTGAAAAGAACGAAGATCGTCGTACTGCGGAGCGATTTCAGAAATGGGTTGAAATGGAACTGCTTACAGTTACTGATGGCGCTGAAGTGGATTACCGCTACATCCTTGAAGAGGCCAAAGCGGCAAACAAATTCAACCCGGTCAGTGAGTCACCGATTGACCCATTCGGGGCGACGGGGCTTTCACATGATCTGGCTGATGAAAGTCTTAATCCGATCACTATCGTTCAGAACTACACCAATATGTCAGACCCAATGAAAGAGCTGGAAGCAGCCATTGAGTCTGGGCGTTTTCATCACGACGGCAACCCGATAATGAGCTGGTGTATCAGCAACGTGGTGGGGAAATATCTGCCGGGGAACGATGATGTTGTGAAGCCTATCAAGGAGCAGAACGAAAATAAAATCGACGGCGCGGTGGCGCTGATAATGGCGATCGGACGGGCAATGCTTAAAGAGCCTGGCGATTTCCTCTCATCTCTTGATCCGGACGATGATCTCTTAATTCTATGAAATCACTTATTGCTGATGTTATCGGTATGGCCGGTTTCGGCCTGCTCACGTCTGGGTTTTACCTGCAGTTTGGTTTGGCCCCGGCTCTCATGTTCTCCGGCGGACTCCTGCTGGTCGGCGCCCTGGCTATAGCCAGAAGGGGGACGCGTGCTGCTTGATGCTATGTTCAGAAGTGAGTCACTGGAAAATCCTTCCACCCCGATTACCGGGGATGCTGTTGATACTGATGGGTTGTTCCGGGCAGATGTTTATGTCAGTCCTGAGACTGCGATGAAACTGGCGGCGGTGTATGCCTGTATCTATGTATTGTCTTCCAACCTTGCCCAGATGCCACTGCATGTTATGCGTAAGCACAATGGTAAGGTTGAACCCGCAAGGGATCACCCTGCGTTTTATCTGGTTCATGATGAGCCAAACACCTGGCAGACCAGTTACAAATGGCGCGAGCTGAAGCAACGCCACATCCTCGGCTGGGGGAATGGGTACACCTGGGTGAAACGCAACCGCCGCGGCGAAGTAACTGCACTGGATTGCTGCATGCCATGGGAAACGACCTTGATTAATACTGGTGGTCGTTACACTTATGGGGTTTACAACGAAGAGGGCGCTTTCGCCATCAGCCCTGACGATATGGTTCACATTCGCGCGCTGGGTAATAACCAGAAAATGGGGCTTAGTCCAGTGATGCAGCATGCTGAAACAATCGGTATGGGCATGAGCGGTCAGAAGTATACGGAGAGCTTCTTTAGTGGGAATGCAAGGCCTGCTGGCATCGTCACGGTGAAGGGGGAAATTAAAAGCGAAGGATGGGAACGGCTCAAAAAGGTTTGGCAAAAAGCCGCGCTGGCGCTACGGAGCCAGGAAAACAAAACCATGCTGTTGCCTGCGGATCTGGATTACAGGGCATTGACTGTATCGCCAATTGACGCGCAGATCATCGACATGTCCAAGCTAAATCGCTCAATGATAGCCGGGATTTTCAACGTACCGGCACACATGATTAACGACCTCGAAAAAGCCACCTTCAGCAACATAACACAACAGGCCATTCAGTTTGTTCGTTACTCAATGATGCCCTGGGTGACGAACTGGGAGCAGGAGCTTAACCGTCGGCTGTTTACACGGGCAGAACTGGCAGCAGGTTATTACGTTCGCTTTAACCTTACTGGGTTGTTGCGCGGTACACCGCAGGAGCGCGCGCAGTTCTATCACTTCGCGATCACCGATGGCTGGATGAGCCGCAATGAAGCCCGTGCTTTTGAAGATATGAACCCGGTCGATGGGCTGGACGAAATGCTTGTCAGCGTTAATGCCGCTAACCCTGCAGACGATTTCAAGAAAAACAAAACCAAAACCGAAGAGGATAAAACCGATGAGTGATCGCGAGACTCGCTGTTACAGCGGTGAGGTCCGTGCCGAGCAGCAGGGCGAGCAGCCCACGCGAATTATCGGTTACGGCTCGGTGTTTAACAGTCGCTCAGAACCCCTCTGGGGGTTTCGCGAAATTATCAAACCAGGCGCTTTCGATGACGTGCTTGGCGACGATATCCGGGGGTTATTTAACCATGACCCGAACTTTATTCTGGGGCGTAGTTCGTCAGGAACGCTAAACGTGAATGTCGATGATAAAGGCCTGCGCTATGACATCGCGGCGCCGGATACTCAGACCATTCGCGATTTGGTACTGGCCCCGATGATGCGCGGTGATATCAACCAGTCGTCTTTTGCTTTCCGCGTAGCGCACGATGGTGAGAACTGGTATCAGGACGACGAAGGGATAGTCATTCGCGAAATTAATCGTTTTTCACGCCTCTTTGACGTCAGTCCGGTGACCTATCCGGCCTACCAGGAGGCTGATTCTGGCATCCGATCCATGAAAGCCTGGCAGGAGGCGCGCGACAGCGGTGCGCTACAGACCGCCATCACTCAACGAATGGCGCGTGAGCGCCTGCTGACTCTTCTTAACGCGTAAGGAAAATCCATGAAATTGCACGAACTGAAGCAGAAACGTAACACCATTGCCGCAGAGATGCGCGCCCTGCACGACAGCATTCCGGAAAATACTGTCTGGTCTGAAGAGCAGAATAAAAAATGGAATGATGCCCGCAGTCAATTGCAGGCGCTGGATGAGCGTATCGGGCGTGAGGAAGAACTTCGCCGCCAGGATCAGACTTATGTTGACGATCAGGAGCCGGAACTGCGCGCCCAGCAGACTACACCGGAAAAACAGGCTGACGAACGCCGCGCCGCTGCGTTTGACCGCTTCCTGCGTAACGGATTTGCTGAACTGACCGCTGAAGAGCGTCAGGCAATTAAAGAACTGCGTGCTCAGGGAACCACACCTGATGATAAAGGTGGCTATACCGTCCCAACTCAGATGCGTAATACCATCATTGATTCAATGAAAGCCTACGGCGGAATCGTGAGCGTTGCGCAAATTCTTAATACCTCAAACGGTCAGGATATTACCTGGTCAACTTCTGACGGTACTGCTGAAGAAGGCGAACTGCTCGCAGAAAACAACGCGGCCAGTGAAGGTGATGTGACGTTCGGTACCGCGATCCTGGGTGCTAAGAAGTTGTCATCCAAAATTATCCGCGTATCTAACGAACTGCTGCAGGACAGCGGCGTAGATATCGAATCATACCTTGCGGGGCGCATTGCACAACGTATTGGCCGCGGCGAAGCTAAATATCTGGTGCAGGGCACGGGTGCTGGCACACCACTGCAGCCAAAAGGGCTGGCGGCTTCAGTAACCGGGACTGTTTCTGCGGCGGCGGCCGCAGCATTCACCTGGCAGGAAATGAATAGCCTGAAACACGCGATTGATCCGGCATATCGCGGTGGTCCAAAATTTCGTTGGGCATTTAATGACGGAACGCTTCAGGTAATCGAAGAAATGGTGGATGATCAGAAGCGCCCACTGTGGCTCCCAGATGTTGTTGGTGGCTCTCCGGCAACCGTTCTGGGCATTCCCTATGTAATTGATCAGGCAATTGATGCCGCTGCAGCGAGTAAGAAATTTATTTTCCTGGGTGATTTCAATCGCTTCATTGTTCGCCGCGTTTCCTACATGACCCTGAAGCGTCTGGTAGAGCGTTATGCGGAGTATGATCAGACCGCATTCCTTGCTTTCCACCGCTTCGATTGCGTGCTGGAAGATACCGCGGCCATCAAAGCGCTGGTGGGTAAAGCACCGTAATCAATATTTCTGCTGTCTCCTGATGCCGCGTTAGCGGTTTTTTTGTGCCCGTCTTCAGGCGGGCATAGGGATATTTATGCTGCTGACTCTGAGCGAAATTAAGATCCAGCTGCGGCTGGAGGACGACTACACCGACGAGGATGAACTGCTGAAGTTGATCGGGAGCGCGGTACAGTCCAGGACGGAGAGTTTTCTCAACCGAACCCTCTATGACGAAAATACCGGCGTTCCAGATAACGATCCTGACGGGTTGGTTCTTACTGAGGATATTCGGCTGGGGATGCTGCTTTTAGCTACTCATTTTTATGAGAACCGCTCATCGGTATCTGAAGTGGAAAAAACGGAAATGCCCCAGTCTTTCAACTGGCTCGTCGGCCCTTATCGGTTCATCCCATTATGAAACTGAGACAGGCGCAAACAAGTGCGACATACCTGCTGCCCGATCCGGGTGAGCTTGATAAACGGGTGATACTCAGAAAACGGGTTGATGTCCCTTCTGCTGATTTTGGTACCGAATCTGAATATCCGGTGGTATTTCCGGTCTGGGCTAAGGTAATCCAGACCAGCGCGACGACATACCAGGAAACGGCTCAGACTGACAACGTGATCACGCATTACATCACCATCCGCTGGCGCCGCGGAATTACCAGCGATTTTGAGGTGGCGAAGGGGGAAGAGGTGTATCGCGTGAAACGTGTTCGTGATCTAAACAGTAAACGACGGTTTCTGCTTCTTGAGTGCACCGAACTGGGTTTATTTACAGAAAATACCGGAGGGAATTCCAGTGGCGGAACCCTTTTTACACGTTGATTTTCAGCAGCCGAACGAAATGCGTTTCAACCGCGCGCGCGTTCGGCGTGCCTTTGTCACCATCGGCCAGCGCCATATGCGCGACGCACGCCGTCTGGTGATGCGCCGTGGCCGTTCTGAACCTGGTGAAAACCCCGGTTACCAGACAGGCCGCCTGGCTAAATCCATCGGTTACATGGTGCCTAAAGCCAGTGCTAAACGACCAGGTTTTATGGCTCGAATCGCACCGAACCAGAGGAACGGGCAGGGAAACCGGCTCATCACCGGCGATTTTTACCCGGCATTTCTCTTCTACGGTGTGCGCGGTGGCGCAAAACGTCGGCGCAGTCATCACCGTGGCGCTTCTGGTGGTAGTGGCTGGCGGCTGGCACCGCGTAACAATTTTATGGTTGAGACACTCAACAAAAATAACCCGTGGACGCGCTACTACCTGGCGCGTGAACTGCGGCTATCACTCAAACCGGAGAGGCGACGCTGATGAAACTGGCCCCGATTATTGCAGCACTACGGGCGCGTTGCCCGGAATTTCAGAATCGTGTGGCGGGTGCTGCGCAGTTTAAGGACTTGCCGGAAGTCGGGAAGATGAAACTGCCGGCGGCTTATGTTGTTCCTGGAGATGATTCGCCAGGGGAGCAGAAGAGCCAGACTGACTACTGGCAGGATTTAACCGAAGGGTTTTCCGTCATTGTGTTTGTCAGCAATGGTCGGGATGAGCGCGGTCAGTTTGCCTCATATGATGTTGTTCACGATGTACGACAGTCACTGTTTAAAGCGCTCCTGGGCTGGAATCCTGAAGAGCGAGGAAACCCGATCACCTATGCAGGCGGCACGCTGCTTGATGTGAACCGGCATGAACTGAGCTACCAGTTCGATTTCTCTGTGTTGAAAGAGCTTTCAGAAGATGACTCTCGTCAGCAGGACGAGCTGAACGATCTGGATGATTTTAAAACGCTGGCGATTGATGTTGATTTTATCGATCCGGGACATGGCCCCGATGGGAAGCCCGAACATCACACAGAGATAACCCTCCCCTCCTGAGGAAAACCATGTTTGTAAAACCCCTAAAAGGGCGGTCAGTACATGACCCTGCCCGAGGCGACCTTTTGCCTGTTGAAGGGCGAAATGTTGAAGAAAGCAGCTACTGGCTGCGCCGGGAAGCCGCTGGCGATATCAGGCGCGTGAACAAAGTTAAACAGAAAAAGGTGGAAACCAATGACCGTTAGTTTCAGCACTATCCCGGCAAATACGCTGGTGCCACTGTTTTATGCTGAGATGGATAATTCGGCGGCAAATACAAGTCAGGAGTCAGCGCCATCATTGCTGCTGGGCCATGCGAATACAGGTGCGTCAATTCAGCCTGATTCACTGGTGCTGATGCCGTCCGCTGATTACGCAAAGCAAATTTGTGGTCCCGGTAGTCAGCTTGCACGCATGGTTGCTGCGTATCGTAAAACCGATCCTTTTGGTGAGCTTTACATCATTGCTGTCCCTGAGCCAGCGGCAGGAGTGGCGGCCACGTATACCCTGACCGTAACTGGCGCAGCAACTGAGAGCGGCACGGTGAATGTTTATGTCGGGCGTACTCGTATTCAGGCTGCAGTTGTAAGCGGTGATGATGTTGAGGCTGTGGCATCAAGCATTAAAGATGCAATCAATGCCGATCCTACGTTGCCGGTTATCGCTTCGTCTGCTGTTGGCGTGGTCACGCTGACAGCACGTCACAAAGGTCTGAGCGGGAATGAAATCCCTGTCGTTCTGAATTATTACGGTTACGGTGGTGGGGAAGTGTTGCCTGCAGGCATAGCGGTAGCCGTCGCTGCTGGCGCAGCCGGAACGGGGGCTCCGGTACTCAATGGCGCTATTGCCGCTATGGCCGATGAGCCGTTTGATTATATTGGCCACCCGTTCAATGATTTGGCCTCGGTTAATGCATTTGTCAGCGAAATGAACGATACCAGCGGTCGCTGGAGCTACGCGCGCCAGCTTTATGGCCACGTTTATACTGCAAAACTCGGAACGCTTTCTGATCTGGTTGCCGCAGGTGATCAGCTTAACCAACAGCACATCACCCTGGCGGGGTACGAGAAAGAAACTCAGACCTCGGCAGATGAACTGGTAGCCAGTCGTACCGCGCGCAACGCGGTATTTATCCGCAATGATCCGGCGCGTCCGACACAAACCGGCGAACTGGTGGACATGTTGCCAGCGCCAAAAGGGAAGCGCTTCACGATGACCGAGCAGCAGTCTCTGCTGTCGCATGGGATTGCATCCTCATACGTTGAAAGCGGCACGCTGCGCATTCAGCGCGACGTTACAACGTACAAGAAAAACGCCTATGGTGTTGCAGACAACAGCTATCTCGACAGCGAGACGCTGCATACCAGCGCTTATGTCTTGCGCAGGCTGAAATCGGTTATCACCAGTAAATATGGGCGCCATAAACTGGCGAACGACGGTACCCGCTTCGGTCCTGGTCAGGCGATTGTTACCCCGGCGGTTATCAAAGGGGAACTGCTGGCGACTTACCGACAGATGGAGCGCGCCGGGATCGTAGAAAATTACGACCTGTTCAAGCAATACCTGAAGGTTGAACGTGATGCGACAAACCCAAACCGTATCAACACCCTGTTCCCGCCTGACTACGTTAACCAGCTGCGAGTGTTTGCGGTCGTTAACCAGTTCCGCCTTCAGTATCAAGAGGAGTCCGCATAATGCCGCGCATTGCAGGTACTTGTTATTTCAAAATTGATGGTCAGCAATTATCCATGACCGGCGGTATTGAGGTACCGATGAACACTAAGGTCAATGATGATGTTATTGGCCTTGATGGTTCGGTGGATCGTAAAGAAACGCACCGCGCGCCGTATATCAAAGGCACCTTCAAAGTGCCGAAAGATTTTCCGGTCAACAAGGTCACTACCTCGGACCAGATGACTATTACCGCCGAACTGGCAAATGGTCAGGTTTATGTCTTGTCGTCTTCCTGGCTACACGGTGAGGCAAACCACAACACTGAAGAAGGTACGGCAGATCTTGAATTCCACGGTGAAGAAGGGGATTACCAGTAATGAAAGAACTTGAACTAAACCATCCAGTAACTGCGCATGGTGAAACTATCAGTGTCCTGGAATTTAACGAACCGACTGGTAAAGACGTTCGTGAGCTTGGTTATCCGTACCAGATGAACCAGGATGAATCCATCAAACTGCAGGCGCATATTATCGCGAAGTACATTGTTCGGCTGGCAAATGTACCGCTGAGTACGGTTGATCAGATGAAGCCTAGCGATCTAAATAGTGCAGGCTGGTTGGTAGCAGGTTTTTTCCTCCAGGCCTGACTGCTGATTATCTCACTAATTGCTTTTTTGATTGCGCCAGTTACTGGCGCATTAATCCATTTGAATTGCTGAAAATGCCAATCAGTGAGATTCCGCTGCTGGTCAGTCAGGCAAACAGGATAGAGCAGGAGAAGAAAGGCAATGGCTGAATTTGAGCTTAAGGCTCTGATTACTGGCGTAGATAAGCTATCTCCAGCACTTTCACGGATGCAGAAAAACATCCGTGGTTTCAAGCGCCAGGCAGAGGAAGCTTCAAAGGGTGGATTAGCGCTGGCTGGTGGTTTGGCTGCTGGATTGACTGTATCGCTGAAAGCCTATGCGGATCAGGAGAATGCGGCTACAGGGCTGAAGGTCGCGATGATGCAGGCGAACGGAGAAGTCGGCAATAGTTTTGAAAAAATAAACAAACTGGCTGTTGGGCTTGGGAATCAGTTACCTGGCACGACTGCTGATTTTCAGAACATGATGCAGATGCTTGTTCGACAGGGTATTCCGGCAGAAAACATTCTGGGTGGGGTAGGCAAAGCGACTGCATACCTTGCTGTACAGCTTAAAAAAACACCTGAAGCAGCGGCAGAATTCGCCGCAAAAATGCAGGACGCAACTGGGACCGCATCAGATGACATGATGGGGCTGTTTGATACCATCCAGAAAGCGTTTTACCTTGGTGTCGACGACACCAACATGTTGTCGTTTTTCACAAAAACCAGCTCAGTTCTGAAGATGGTTAATAAGGACGGATTGAAAGCCGCTCAGGGACTTGCTCCGATCAGCGTCATGATGGACCAGATGGGTATGCAGGGAGAGTCAGCCGGCAACGCCCTTCGCAAAGTTATCCAGTCCGGTTTAGACATCAAGAAAGTCAATGGCGTTAATAAAGTACTTCAACGTCAAAAGCTCGGCGTGAATCTTGATTTCACCGATGGCAAAGGCAGTTTCGGCGGTATTGATAAAATGTTTACGCAGTTATCGAAACTCAGAAAATTAACTGATGTGAAGCGAACGGGAGTGTTAAAAGCCCTGTTTGGTGATGACGCGGAAACACTCCAGGTAGTTAACGCCCTTATAGATAAGGGTAAAGACGGCTATGACCAGGTTCAACAAAAAATGAACAAGCAAGCCAGCCTAAACAAACGTGTTGAGGCACAGCTTGGAACCTTGGCAAATCTTTGGGAAGCAATGACAGGGACCGCTACAAATGGACTCGCAGCTATAGGTGGTGCTTTTTCATCGGACACTAAACAGATTGTTACTTGGCTTGGTGACCTCGGGGAAAAATTTTCTAACTTTGCCGAGAAAAATCCTGATGTAATCAGGGGAGTAGTCGGCCTTGTTGCTGGTCTTGCTGCTTTAAAGCTTGGGTTTATGGGAGTTAACTTTGCTTTAGGTTTGGTGAGTAAGACTATATCAATGTCCCCGTGGGGGATATTGTTCAGACTTATTGCAATGGCTGCAGGTTATATCATTGCCAACTGGAGTACGGTAGGCCCGTGGTTTAAAGAAATGTGGGATAAGATTGGGCCATATTTCCAAGTCGGATGGGAGTTGATGAAAACAGTCTTTGGTTGGACACCACTAGGATTGATCATCAATAACTGGGGACCAGTTGTTAAGTGGTTCCAGGATATGTGGAATAAGCTCAAACCTATTATTGAATGGTTCTCTGATGGAGCCAGTGACACTGTTGCTGCTGCTAACGCTGCGCAGTGGGGCGCTGGTGGTTACGGTGCTTATGGTACTGGTGTTGCTAGCAGTGGCTATAACCCTTATCAGATTAATCAGGGGACACCTTCACAGCCAGAGGCCAGAGTTGTTGTTGAGCTAAAAGGTGCTCAACCTGGAACAACAGTGACAGAGTCGAAATCCAGAGGCATCAACGTGAGTACCGATGTTGGTTATACCAGAATTGGTAGAACTGGCATGGGCGGGTAGGCAACACTCAAATCATTTCGTAGCTTATGCTTAAAAGGTGATATAACATTACCATTCTTGGATATTTACATATTAGGAGTGGTCATGCGCTCAATGATATTATTTTTAATGGTATTAATTTCTTTTGGAGTAAATGCAGAAGAGTGTAGGCTCGACTTCAACGAGTCCGAATTCATTGATTCGCTTGGGAAAGAGCCTGTTCGCGTAAATTCTATTAAAGAAAATGGTATTATCAAAAAACAATACGAATTCAGAAAAGAGTTATCCACTGAAGAGGCATTAAGTGATGATGTAGAAAGTAAGTATGAACCTCAGTTCTATCTGACGCTATACCAGCCTCCATGTACGGAAAGAGTTAAAATATGGTTCTATAAGGATAACGGAAACACTCAAAAACTCAGTAATGCTGTTTTAGCTGGCAGGGCTTTTAAATATCTTTCCGGTGTCGATGAAGCTATATTTGAAAATAAGATGAAGAAGTTTTCAAGTGTTAATAGCTTTGAGTCGATTGACAGTAAAAGTGAATCGAAATTTTTAAAGATTGGCGACATATATTCAATAGATGTTTTTCTGCGATAATTAATTCTATCTCTTCAACCCGCTTCGGCGGGTTTTTTTATGCCCGGAGTTTATATGGCGTGGAAAGATCGGCTGGTGGATGCGTCGTTTCGTGGCGTTCCGTTCAAAACTGAAGACGAGAGTCTAACCGCTGGGCGGCGCGTCGAAACACACGAATTTGTGAACCGTAATAAGCCCTATACGGAAGACCTGGGCAAAGCAACTTCAAGACCTAAATTTTCTGGGTATGTCATCGGCGATGACTGCTATGAGCAACGTGACAGACTAATTGAGGCTCTCAATAAGCCGGGGCCGGGAACCCTTATCCATCCAGCATATGGCGAGATGAGCGTTTGCGTCGATGGCGAAATTAACGTGAGTTCATCGAGAAGTGAAGGGCGCATGGTGCGCTTTGATCTTCGTTTTGTTGAGGCTGGTGAACTTACTTATCCGACATCAGGGGCCGCTACGGCCAACACGCTGGTTTCTTCCTGCTCTGCTCTTGATGACTGCGTCAGCGATAACTTCGACCAGTTTGGCATGGACGGAATGCCTGATTTCGTCCAGAACGGTGTGATTGACGATGCGACCAGCATGCTGGGCTATGTCTCTGACAAAATGGCGATGGTCGATTCTGGTATTTCCGCCGCCGCACGGCTAATGCAGGGGGATATCTCTGTTCTGCTCCCGCCGCCATCTTCAGGCAAGGGCTTCGTTGACCAGTTGCAGGCAATGTGGCGTTCGGGGAATCGGCTCTCTGGTAATGCCAGCGACCTGTTCACAATGATTAAAAACTTTTCAGGTATCTCCATGGGGAGTGATCTGGCACCGCGTGGCGTATGGAAAACGGACAGCAAGACGACGCAGAGCCAGAAACAGCAAAGTAATTATGTTGCCAGCGCGGTTCGCACAACAGCAATAAGCGAAGCGGCTTATGCTGTCACGACGTTACCTGCTCCAGTTGTCACGACAAGCGAGCAAAGCCAGCAGTCCACTGGCTGGCCTTCTGTTACTCATCCTGAGCTGAATAATGCTCCTGATGAAGCGACAGTTGTCGACGTGCCTGCATGGGATGATCTGGTCGATATCCGTGACACGCTGAATACTGCTATTGATAAAGAACTATCCCGCACGACCGATGATCGTTTGTTTCTGGCTTTGCGCAGAGTGAAGTCTGACCTTAACAACGACATAAAACACCGCCTGATACAGACCCAAAAGACCGTTGTCAGAACGCCTGATGAGGTAACTCCTGCACTGGTTCTGGCGGCAACCTGGTTCGATAACGCTTCACGGGAGTCTGACATTGTCAGGCGCAATGCTGTGGCTCACCCGGGCTTTGTGCCGGTAGCTCCGCTGAGGGTTCCTGTACGATGAACGATAACGTGACTCTCCGTGTTAACGGTCATGAGTGGGGGGGCTGGACGTCAATTCGTATTGGTTGCGGGATTGAGCGTTTGGCCCGAGATTTTAGTGTAGAGATTACCCGCCAGTGGCCCGGTGGTGATGGTGTTGCGTCACTTCAGCCCAGGGTTAAAAACGGCGACAAGGTTGAAGTTTTAATCGGTGCTGACCTGGTGGTTACCGGTTGGGTTGAAGCTACGCCGGTTCGCTATGACGCGCGATCAATTAGTGTCGGAATTAGCGGGCGTAGTCTGACCGCCGATCTGATTGATTGTGCTGCTGAGCCGACTCAATTCAATGGGCAATCACTCGTTCAGGTTGCCTCGGCGCTTGCCAGACCTTTTGGCATTGCGGTGATAAACGCTGGCGCGCCGGGTGGTGTTATTCCCGGCGTGCAACCCGACCACGGTGAAACGGTTATTGAAGTCCTGAACAAGATGCTTGGACAGCAGCAGGCGCTGGCCTACGACGATCCGCGTGGAAGGCTGGTAATCGGCGGCATTGGTACCACGCGCGCTCATACAGCTCTGGTGCTGGGAAAAAATGTTATTTCCTGTGATACCGAAAAAAGTATTCGTGAACGTTTTTCCACTTATCAGGTTTCTGGTCAGCGCGCCGGAAATGATGATGATTTTGGTGCTGCTACCACGACGGCTCTTCGTGCAAAAACAACAGATGCCTCAATTGGCCGTTACCGCCCTATGGCAGTACAACAAACAGGGCAGTCGACTGGCGCCAGTTGCATTGCGCGCGCCGAATTCGAGGCGCGACAACGCGCTGCACGTACCGATGAAGCCACGTACACGGTGTGGGGCTGGCGACAGGGGGATGGTTCTCTGTGGCAGCCAAACCAGCGGGTTATTGTTTTCGATCCGATCTGCGGCTTCAACAACCGCGAACTCCTCATCTCTGAAGTCTCATTCACTAAAGACAATAACGGCACCCTGACAGAGTTACGCGTCGGGCCGCCGGATGCCTATCTTCCTGAGCCCGAAGAGAGCAGTCAGAAGCGTGCTAAAAAACGCAAAGTCAAAGAGGACCCGTTCTAATGGGAGTAATGCAAAGCCTTCAGAGACAGGTTCTGGGACTCATTGGACGCGCTGTTGTGAAGAGTATCAACGCAGCTTCCAAGTGCCAGATGATAGATGTTGAGTTACTGGCTGGGCAGCAAAAGGCGGGTATTGAGCACCTTGAACCCTATGGCTTCACTTCTCGTGCACAAGCGGGGGCTGAGGCTGTTGTTTTGTTTCCTGATGGTGACCGTTCTCACGCCGTTGCGATCACCGTGTCTGATCGTCGCTATCGCATGAAGGGGCTCAAAACGGGGGAGGTTGCTCTCTACGATGACCAGGGGCAGTCAGTCACGCTGACACGCGCCGGGATTGTTGTTGATGGTGGTGGCAAGGTGATTACGTTTAAAAACGCGCCTAAAGCCCGCTTTGAAATGGATATTGAGTCAACGGGCCAGATCAAAGACCTCTGTGATACTTCTGGCCAGACAATGTCGGCGATGCGTGTTGCTTATAACGGGCATAAACACAGAGAAAACGGGCAGGGCAATAACACCGATACACCTGATAAACAAATGGAGGTGTGATGGAACTCTGGCTTACGGTAAATGGGAAACGGGTAAGCGCCGGTTCTCAGCTTGATCCGCTCACCCGCGCTGTAGTGATTTCTTTATTCACCCACCGCCGCGCCGATCCTGATGATAACGCTGATGTTCCGATGGGATGGTGGGGCGATACCTGGCCGGTTGTCGCGAACGACCGTTATGGTTCGAAATTGTGGCTACTCCAGCGGAGCAAGCTCACGAACGCCCTGGTGAATACCGTGCGCAACTATCTGCGTGAAGCTCTTCAATGGATGTTGGATGACGGTGTGGTATCTCGTATCGACATTGATATCCAGCGAACCGGTATTAATGAACTGGGGAATAAGATTGTTCTCTGGCGACGGGATGGTCCGGTAACGATTTCTTTTAACGATCTGTGGAGTGTAATCACCAATGGCGGACAGTGAATTTCAGCGGCCAACATTGGCCGAAAACATCAGCATGATCCGCACAGACCTTTTTGCACGCCTTGACATCAATGATGAGCTTCGCCGCATGGATGAAGATGTCAGGGCCAAGGTTTATGCCGGGGCGCTGCATACGGTTTATGGCTATATCGATTATCTGGCGATGAATATGCTGCCTGACCTGTGCGATGAGTCATGGCTTTATCGGCATGCTGCTATGAAGCGATGCCCGAGAAAAGATGCCGTGGCCGCCTCAGGTTTTATGCGCTGGGATGGCGTAACGAACGGGCTGAAGATGAGCGCCGGATCGGTAATTCAGCGTGACGATCTCGTCCAGTACATCGTTCAGGCAGACGCAACAAGTGCCGGTGGCGTGCTTCGTGTACCCGTTGTCTGCAGCATGACAGGTATAACCGGAAATATGGATGATGGTGAGGCGCTCTCACTGGTTACGCCGGTTAACGGACTTCCTTCCGGCGGTATGGCCGATACGGTCACTGGCGGTTTTGATATTGAAGACCTTGATGTCTGGCGTGCCCGTGTCCTGGAACGCTATTACTGGACCCCGCAAGGCGGCGCTGACGGTGATTATGTTGTCTGGGCAAAAGAAGTGCCCGGTGTAACACGCGCGTGGACTTACCGGCACTGGATGGGGACGGGAACGGTTGGCGTTATGATTGCCAGTAGCGACCTGATTAACCCGATTCTTGATGATGCAACAGTTGCTGCGGCTCAGGCACATATTGAACCGTTGGCACCCGTAGCGGGCTCAGACCTCTATGTATTTAAGGGGACGCCAAAAACGGTCAACTACACCATTGACCTGAACCCGGATACTCCTGAAATACGCGCCGCAGTTGAGGCCGAGCTTCGTTCATTCCTGCTGCGTGACGGCTATCCGGAAGGGACGCTTGAGCTATCCCGTACAAACGAGGCGATTTCTATAGCTGCCGGTGAGTACAGCCATAAGCTACTTTCTCCAACAGTTGATACGCCAGTTGCAAAAAATGAACTGGCTGTACTGGGGGTAATAACGTGGGCGTGAGTAATGATGATTATGTCCAGTTACTGAGTGCGCTGCTTCCACCCGGACCTGCATGGTCAGTTGACGATGTTGCAATAAGTGGCGTAGCGCCTTCTTTGCTCAGGGTGCATCAGCGTGCTGATGAACTCATGCAGGAGCTTGATCCGCGTACCACAACAGAACTTATTGACCGATGGGAGCGGTGCTGCGGTCTGCCTGATGAATGCATACCATCAGGCACACAGACGTTACGGCAGCGACAGCAACGGCTGGACGCAAAAGTTAATCTTACCGGAGGAATCAACGAAGATTTCTATCTTCGTCAACTGGCCGCTCTGGGGAAGCCCGGCGCCACTATCACGCGCTATAACAAGGGACCTTTCAAATGTACGTCGTCGTGTATGGATGCGACCTATTCAACTGAATGGCGTTATTACTGGCAGGTAAATATGCCTGCTTCAACGGACGCCACCTGGATGACCTGCTCAGACAATTGCGAAACGCCCATTCGTTACTGGGGCGATACTGTTGCCGAGTGCGTTATCAACAAACTTTGCCCGTCCCATACCTACGTAATATTCAAATATCCGTAACCGGAGACATTATGCATCGCATTGACACACCTACTGCGCAGAAAGATAAATTCGGCGCGGGCAAGAACGGCTTTACTGCAGGTAACCCCCAGACAGGAACCCCGGCCACAGATCTTGATAACGATTATTTTGATATGTTGCAGGAAGAACTGGCGGGAGTTGTAGAAGCAACCGGCGTTAATCTGGATAAATCAAAACATAACCAGTTACTTACTGCCCTGAAAGCGCTGCTGTTAAGCCGCGCACATCCTTTTGCAGATATCAAAGCAGACGGGCCCGCAGCAATTGCAGAGGCTCTCTCAAACCTTGGTCTGGGAGAAGCGGCAAAACGAGGGGTTGGCACTGGGGTAAATCAGATACCAGATATGTCTTCTTTCGTATTCTCTGTATCCGGAGGGGTCAATATTTACCGATTCCCTAACCGAATGTGCATTCAATGGGGGAACAGCAACACGGATGCAAATGGTGGCGCTGTTGTTTCTTTACCCGTAGCAATGTCAGCGTATGTCCCTGTGGTGATTGAAGGATTATCTGGTAGCTGGACAGGTAGCGGTGGGGTGTATGACTTCTTCACGGTATATGGTGCGCAAGTTTCTACAACGTCTTCATTTCTCACTAAATCATCTTCATATCGTGGCAGTGACGGTAAATTTGTCGCTCAGTCTACTAACTTTAACTGGGTTGTGGTGGGGACTATCTGATGCACACTTTCGTTTATAGCTCAGAACAGAACGCATTCTGGTTCGCTGATAGCACGTCAGCACCTGCTGATGTGGTTTCTGTTGAGAAATCTGTTTTTGAAGAGTTTTGTGTTACGCCTCTGGATGGAAAGCGTCGGGTTGCCGGTGATGATGGCCTCCCGTCATGGGAAGAGATTCCACCACCAACGGCAGAAGAAATTAAAGCCTCGGCAATTGCAGCGGCTGAGCAGCAAAAATCTCAGTTNCGGGTTGCCGGTGATGATGGCCTCCCGTCATGGGAAGAGATTCCACCACCAACGGCAGAAGAAATTAAAGCCTCGGCAATTGCAGCGGCTGAGCAGCAAAAATCTCAGTTCCTCGCTGAAGCATCAGAAGTTACCAAAGGGTGGCAGATTGACCTGGTGCTTGGCACCATTAGTGATGAAGACAAGGCGAAACTAATTGAGTGGAGAACTTATATCAAGGAACTGGAGGGGGTAGACACCTCCAGTGCGCCAAAGATTAACTGGTCTGAGAAACCGGCGGTGTAGGCCAGACAGGATTTATAGTATCAACCCGCATCAAATCCAGCCTGTAATCCTGCCATTCAATCAAAGCGTCGGCTTCTTCCTCCGTCGCTT